GCCGACGGCATCAGGACGTCCTTGACGTACCAGGTGATCTCTGTCTGCATAGGGTTCATCCCCACGCTTAAGAAACCACTTGAGCAGGGCACCCTCGTCTTTCAAACGTGAGTATGGAAGACGAGTCCGTACTACAGCTCCCCTAACCAAAGGGAGTTGCAGGTCGGGATCGTAACCTTCCTCAGAGTATCCGAGGAAAGTACGACGGCCGTGCACAGAAGAGCTTGGAAGGACATTAGGGAACGGAATTAACCGTTCAATAATGCCATCCAGGTACGCTGCTGTACCCCAGTAACCAGCCTCATAAAGCTGGTTACGAAGAGATACAACAGAGATCACTTCCTGCACGTCTGAGCGTTGTCTCGGGAGAACTCGCCGAACACGACAAATACTTACGTCGTGACCGGCGTAGTACTCCTTCCCACAGCTCTCTCTGAACATTCCAGTCCAGAAAGATTTACTGTGGTTGACTTTGAAGCATAAATGCTCCAAAGTCTCGATAACGCTTTGCACTAAGTCTACAGGGACGATCAAATCGTCTCCGTAGACACGCACCCGGCCCTTGAGAGATCTTACATCTCTCAAGGTTAGATGCCGCCTGAGCTTTGACTCATATGCCATGAAGATGCATGTCAAAAAGACACACTCCTCCATGGGAAAAGTCAAAGCTGAACCCATAGACGCGAACTTGGTCAGGGGAAGAACCCCATAACCAGGTACGTCAGCTCTCGTCGACCTTGTCGCGAGCACCGCCTCAAAGAGGTAGCGCCAGCGATAGAGGAGAGACGATACAAGCCGAAGGGAAACGCGGTCGGATGCTTCACTCAAGTCGAGTGTAGCCAGCTCCCCCGAAAAGGAGCCGAAACGGGCCATGTCTTGGTTAGGGACCTGGTCCGTAAAACCGATCATATCTCCAACGAGAGAATCTCGTTCGAGATATTCAACGAAACATTCCAAGAGCCCCTGTTGCATGTATTGCATGCAGGTAGGTTCAATTGCAATGATTCGAGGCGTTTTCAACGTCTTAGGAACAGAGACAACCCTAACGGGAACCTCTGATCCGGGTTCGTGGAACTCAAACTCGTCCAGGAGGTGTGAATACCTCTCGTTTGGGATTGCATTTTCCCGAGAAGGGAAAACACGCTCTAAACGATCGGTCCACACACGCTGATTGAACTTAAGGTTTCCCTTAAGCCGATCAGCGGTTGCACCTGGACCATGCCTAGGCACGATTTTACCGTCGTAGACGTTACCGTCTATTTCAGTAAAAACGCGACCGAACAGCATGGAGCTGATCCTAGAAAACGTCCTTAAGGTTTCGGACGGAATCGCTGGAACAGCATCTCTGAGCTCCATCTCACACTCGACATAGTTAACGAAGGCCTGCCTCTCCCTTGCATCACTGCAAGGGAGAAGCACCTTACCAAACGCCAACGTAAGTTGGCGGATGGCTTGGACGGCCTCCGGTAACGGACTGTCGAGCAGACGCGCATCACTGCGCCCGAACACAAGCGCAAGGAAATTCCGTAAAAATACGGGAAATCCTGCTTGTTTCCCACAAAGGGAAAACAAGTCGTGCGTAACCTGTCCTTGGTCAAGCGATCTTTCGAACGCTTTTCCAATTTCAGGAAGGGAGAGAGTTAACAACTCAATCCCCTCGTGTTCAAAACGCCTCTCGATTCTTTTGGAATCGAGAGTGGCGCTAGTGCGGCACTGGACAGCAGCATCAGCTGCCATCTTCTGCCAAAGTAACAACAGGCTTTTAATGCCTCCTCCTTCATATGGGGGATAAGCATCCTGCCCGATGTTACCAGCCGACAGTTGGCGAGTCGGGGAAGAGAAGAGCAAGCAGCGGCAAACATGACTGACTAACGTCGGTCATTTCCATTACCATAAAGGCAATGGTCATGACCAACGTTGTGGCAGTCACGTAAGGCGCAGCTTCGCGAGCCTTGGCGTTAGCCTTGGCACGCTTAGCCTTGCTTGAGCTCCCCTTCCTCTTAGGACTCGCCACCCAGAAGTTGGGCCGTCTTCGCACCAGAGTCAGCCGTCAGATAGGCGGCCAACCCAAGGACGATTTCCTTCAGTTCAACTGAAGTGAAACCGACACGCGGATGATCGATGACCACGTAAGTGGACATCGAGTACTCCGCGTTCACGGACGAGTCGAACGGGTCCGCCGCGATCTTGGTAAGATCGAGGCGAATCGTACGACGCGTACGTGACTTGTACTGGTGTGAGATCGTCAGCTTCTTCGTACCGTCAGCCGTACGGAAGGTCCCGGTATCGAGACCTTGACCCGTGCGGGCATGACTGTACGGAGTCGCATCGATCGTGATGGACTGAGGGTCAGTAAAACCCATCGGATATGTTACCTCGCAGGATGGGCATAGGAATTTCCTATGCTCAAGTGTTTCCTACCAGCCATTTAGCTGGCAGAGGTCACGTCCGGGATAAACCCAGAGCAACCAAAATGGACTTCTGGCGAGTAGTGAATTCGCCAGGATCAAGCCCGAACCCGTACGGAGTCGCTCTCCTCCTACGCCGATATCTCACTGAATAAGTGGATCTCAGCGTTGGAGGAAGAGGTGTAGTGAAGGGGGCATAACTGCTACCCCAAACAGCACCAGTGACCTCCCTACGTTGCGTCACGGAAAGATCTTCCATGACGTATCCATAGGGCATGACCAGTCCGTCTCTGGCAAATGCTGCGATGTTATGAATAACATCGCCTGCATTTGTGATCCAGTCGGCGAACCAGGAGTACGGAAGAAGGTTCCAAGCCGTATCGACGCTAAGTCCACCATACAAATGGTGGATTTCAGCCTCTTTACGTAGTAACTTGGAAAGGAGGTCATCAGGTACCTTAATATGGTACGTGAAGGCTCCACTAAACCAAATGCGTCTTTCGCAAGTGGTATAGTCCTTCCTCTCGCCGTGCCACCCACCAAAGGGCGGTGTCATATTGATGTTTGTAACATCATTAAGACCCGCTATGAATCCTTTGGAACTGGGTCGAGGCAGATGAGTAAACTCAACTGTCTCACGGAACGGTTCAAAAGTGAACTTGCGACGGTACAACTTGCCAGAATTTTCATGAAACTGTTTAACAAGCTTGTGAGCTTGTTTCGTAGCTTCATTAAATCTGACAAGATCCGCTATGAAAGGCTTCAATCCGAACTGATAGTTCAGATACTCATCCGACAAAGTCGAAGGAGCAACTGATCTATTTTGAACGAATCGACGCCCAACAGCGCTAGGCAGACCCTCACGAATGAG